AAAAACTTGTTGATATTCTTCTGAGTCAATTAAATGTTTTGCTTTACGTCCAAAGTTTACAGCAAGCTCCGCTGTGTGAGTTGCTTGAATTATTTTTAATTTAGGATTCTGCCCGATCATCCAAGCAGGGAGAAAGAACGACGCAAATTCAGATTTAGTATGCCTAGGCGGCATGTTTATAATTAGACGGGTCAAATCTCCAGTTGCCAATCTATTAAATTTATCTGAGATTTCTTTGTGATGGGACCCCTCTATAAAATCTGGCCACATCCTTTTTACAAAAGATAAGAAATTAGTTTTAACTTGTTTAAGTTCTTTTCTTTGATGTCGTTGTATAATCTGTATCTTGAGCTTCCTTCGCTCAATCGGATCTTCTATTTTATTAATATCTTCAACAGTTAGCATATATTTCAATATGGGTGGTAAACTATTATACACGATTAACTATCCAAATCAAACTATATAGGGTATGTCTGGGACCCCTATAATTTTAAGGGGTATTCGCGTAAACATAAACAATTCGAATTTGGATATAGTTCCTTTAGGGTCCCCTTTCTTTGGGTGGGTCCCGCCCACATGCTCTTCTCTATGAGCTATGCAGTTTCTGCATAGGATAATGTAGGATAGGCCATGCAAAAACTGCATGGCCATTCTTCCTTAACGAAGCTAGTCTATTATTCTCCCCTCTGGAGAATTATCAATTAACCCTGCACGATTAACTTTATCATTCTCCTTTTCATAAAATTTATTAAAAGCTTTTTCTGCAACCTTTGGAAAAAGTTCTTCTGCAAGTTTTTGTCCAAACTCTCTTTCTTCTTTGTTGCCGTGATCAATTAAGAATGCCCAGATTTCATTTACTGGGCTACTCCATCTTTTTTTAAATTCTTTTAGAGTGTATTCTTTTTCTCCAAAATAATCACTTAGCTTAATTGTTTTTTCTTTCATTAGTCCTCCCCTCTTTCAACTCGGTTAGCAATATCATGCATCATGCCTTTTGCATGACGCGCTGTGAACTTCCAACGAGTTTCGTTGCTAGCCCATCTGCCCTGGATATTTAAACCCATGTGCCTTGAGAAAATCTCTCTCAATTCCTTTGGAGTTTTATTCTCCCTTTCAGCACTTACTGGATAGAATTTATCCAAGATTAATTTTCGGATAACAACCTCATCGATTGTTTTTTCAGAAATTTCTGAAACTCCGATTGTCATTAAAAAGTGACCGATCTCGTCAGCCTCTTTTCTGATCGTTGGATCAATAGACTTAGTGTTAGCGTTCCACGCTTTGTGGTTAGTGTAGTGTACTTCTAGCGGCATCGTATTCCTTTCGTTAAGTTAATAATGAGAGTCTATTTTATTTATCCTATAATGTCCAACACTAAATTAAAGTTATCCACATTTTTTTTAAAGTGTGTCTTTTATGCAACACATTTTTTTCTTTTTTTAGGGTGGGCCCCGCCCACATGCTCTTATCTATTTTTTTCTAGTGTGGCGTGTGGTCTGGCCACACGCCACAAGTTATTATTTATTTATCAAATTTAAACTCCATTTGTTTTTGTTTAACTAACTCATCAACACGATCACAGGCACGCTGTAATCGGATTTGTCTATTTTGCTCATCAACAAATTTATCGGTCTCACGCATTAACCATAACCCAACACCAATAATTACAAACAGTCCAAGTATAAATAATATTTCCATATTATTTTACCGCGATCTGTAATAGCTGATCTGGAATAGCAAGTTTTATATCTGCACTTGCCATTTCTTTTTGCAACGTCTTAACAGTGGAATTGATATCACTTCCAGTGTGAACAATGACTTTACAATTATCCGCTTTCTCTTTTAAAGCATGATAAAGTTTATGTCCTTTTTTAATATGCGCGTTGGCTTCTTGATAACAAACCTCATCAAGTTTATTTGTAAAGTATTCAACACCATCTTCTTTAGCATTGAAACTATCAAAATTAGCATCCCATTGACGCGCTTTTGCTAATCGATCAAGTCTATTAGAAACAACATTAGCCATTTGATTAACCTTATCTAATAGCTTTTGTTCAACAACACTTTTAGTTCTAATAAAATCTAAATACTGTTGATTAACTTTATCGAGTTGCTTGAGGTCTTTATCAACTCCACACTCTTTAGCAAAAGTTGATTTCTTTTTTTCAGCAAGTTTATCAGCTTCAAAATGTATTTCTGAATTGATTTGTTCTTGCTTATCATAAAACTTGTCTTTAATTAATTCTTTAAAGAACTCAAGTTCATTACTTCTTATTGGTTTCATAACTGTATTCCTTTCATAGTTAAGTTATAAATATTCTTATAGGTTATTATAGGATATAGTCAACCCCTAAAAAACATTTATTTTTATTTTTTTTATATGGGTGGGCCCCGCCCACATGCTCTTCTCTGGGTGCGACAATATTGTCCTTGAGTATATAGGATATTGTGCTATAACTATTTTATCGCCCTTTTGATCACTACGGCGAAAAAAACTCAAGTGATCATGGGACTTGCACCAGAAAAAGCAAGTAGGATTATAGCCCCTGGGTACTTTTAGGTCGTAGGGGGCTACTGATCCCTGGTTCGTTGGTATCGTTCAAGGCGCCGAAAGTGAATATATCATTTGATGATTTTCATCATATCAACGAACCTGGGATCAGTGAGATTGTTATGGCTAGCCCCCTAACGGGTCTCGTTCCACTGATCGGATTTTTGGCCCAACTTGGTGGCTGGTAAGACGCAATGAGCGACCAGCTACCTATCCAAATTTTTTTAAAAAATCTCCCCCCCTCGGGTGGGCCCCGCCCACATGCTCTTCTCTGGGGTGCGACAATAATGTCCTTGACTATCCTATAATAACCTATATAGTGGGTTTATGAACAAAGTTAGAAAAATAATAAAAGTTCTATCAAAAAAAGCAAAAGGTCTAGACCGTAAGGAAAAGATTCACGAGATGAATAAAGGACTTACGGCTTTGGGTTTAGTTGCGATGAGACAGAGAAGAGATGGTTTTGGTTTTCCATACATCAACTTTGATGATCTTAATGCAGTAGAACTAATACTGAAGCGCGCTTCGGTGAGAAGATCTAGACAAATTTTGTTTGGATAAAAATTAAGTTAGGGGCGAGCAATCGCCCCTGCTGATCCCTGGTTAGTTAGCGTGCCCAAGGTGGTGAGGTACTAGGATACCTAGCGTTAACTAACCTGGGATCGGCATCATCGATCGGGCAATGCGCCCAGGCATGGAACCTGTAGTTAATTCCACCGTTAAAATGCTGGGGACGGGGTGGGCACCCAGGGCTACAGGCTAAGCCTTTTTTTAAGTTTTTATTTTTTAGGGTGGGTCCCGCCCACAAGCACTTACCACAGGCTGCAAGCTCAAAGGGTGGGTCCCGCCCACAAGCTCTTCTCTGCGGCGGAATATTATAAAGGATATTATAGGATATGTCAAGAAAAAAATTTTATTTATTTTGAGCCGTGGCCCTTGCATATTATGCCATAATATCCTATATTAAATCAACTAACAAAAGGAATACAAAATGAAAGATATAACAAAATGCCCGACGGCCAAACAAGGCTGCAAGCCTGACGGCTGGCCAGCAGGTAACCCTAAGTATATGGACACTAAAAAAGCATGGGACCTAGTAGGCGGCCTTAGCAAGCCCGGCAAAATGCCAGGATGGTCAATTGGAATTCCTGCTGCTGAATGCAACACGGGCAGCAAGTTACGATTAATTCCAAATTCTGTTTGCAGTACCTGCTACGCCTTAAAAGGCTGCTATGTTTTTAAAGTTGTGCAGGATGCTCAGTATAGAAGGCTCAAGGCCCTGAAGAAAAAGCTTTGGGTCTTCGCGATGGTGACCCTGATCAATTCAAAAAAATCAGATGTTTTTAGATGGCACGACTCAGGCGATGTTCAAGATCTAGAACACCTTCGAAAAATTTTTGAAGTATGTAAACAGACGCCTACTAAACGCCACTGGATGCCTACCAAAGAGGCCTGGATAAAACCATACCTGAAGGAAAAACCCGCGAACCTGGTAATTAGATTGTCTTCAAGCATGATCAATCAGCCTGGTATTAAAAGCTGGCCGAACACATCAACGGTAGTTACAAAAAAACCCAGCTGCCCGGCCCCTAAGCAGGGCGGTAAATGTTTAGATTGTAGAAAATGCTGGAACCCAAAAATCAAGAATATTAGTTATGGCAAGCATTAGATCTAAGCATAACAATCTATTAAACTATTTCATTTGCGATCACGCGCGCCTGTCGAAGGCGTACGTTCGCAAGTGTAAAAAATTCCTAACAAGGAACAAGAGGGCTGGTAGTATTCCACCAGCCCTCAAGCAGAAATAAAAAATAAGGGTGGGTCCCGCCCACAAGCACGCACCATAGTCCGCAAGCCGAGGCCACAGGCCACAGGCTCATGTTTCACGTGAAACAAAAAATAAAAAGGGTGGGTCCCGCCCACAAGCTCTTCTCTGGGGCCGCGACACTTTGTCCGTTGACTTTAGTCCTATAATATGTAGGACGCTAAACCTTTTGTAGAAATTTAAAGCTTGACATCATGCCCACGGCACACGGTTCTGCATTACCGGCTACAAGATCACGGATCTTGGACCCTTCATAAAGTTTTATGTCTGTCTGACAGAGGCCCTTGGCCATGATGAAACTGTTGTGCGGATGCTTGATATGAAAGCCAATTTGGTGTGGAGAGAACCGAATTTTTTTAGCCAAATTTAGTTTTAATTCTATAGTGAAAAAGTGACCAGAAGTATTATAAACCAATAGATCAGGAGTCCCGTGTGCAGCACTATTTTCCACGCGTGTAAATGATAATTCGCAATTATTTTTAATATTGAACGCCTTAATTTCATGCCAAAA